AATAAAAGAATTGAGTCGCTAAAAGACACTATAGTGCACCAGGTTGACAACCTAGAACAACTTAACTATATTAGAGGGCAAATCAAAGGCCTAGAGTCTTTGCTTCAGGATCTTAAAGACCTGCAGCTTAAACAGGAGCGACTAAATGACGGAGAACTTAACAACTTCGGGAGAGACCCCGAAGGTTAAAACAGCATTACTCGATGCTTATAAGACAAAAGAAGAAGTCCAAGAAACAAGATTAGATGCTGATGAAGTATCTAACAATAAACCTCTTTTAGAAAAACTACCTACTCCAACAGGTTGGAGACTTTTAGTATTGCCTTACGCAGGACCTAAAAAAACCAAAGGTGGAATTCTATTAACAGAAACAACTAGCGAAACAATACAGATGACAACCGTATGTGCATTCGTATTGAAAGTTGGTGATCTAGCCTACAAAGATAAAACAAAATTTCCAGAAGGACCTTGGTGTGAAAAAGGGGACTGGGTAATTTTCGGAAGATATGCAGGATCTAGATTTAAGATAGATGGCGGAGAAGTTCGTCTTCTAAATGATGATGAAATTATTGCTAAGATCAACGATCCAGAGGATATACATCATCAATATTAATACATACGCAAAAACAGGAGCTACAAATGTTAGAAAAAAGTGATTATCAAAAAGATAATGATACCTCCAAAGAGGTAGAACTAGATACCGATGGTATCCAAGAACAGTCGATTGAAGTTGAAAAACAATCAGAAGTTGAATCAGATGAAAGTGAACCTAGAGAAGAAGTTGATTTAGGATATACAGAACCTAAAACTGCAGGAATCGAAGGTATTTCAGTTGAAGAAAAAGAAGATAAAAAAGAAACTAAGGTTGATGATTTATCCGATGTTTCAGATAAAGTTAAAAAAAGAATTGATAAACTAACTTTTAAAATCAGAGAGTCTGAAAGAAGAGAAAGAGCAGCATTAGATTATGCAAAATCTCTTAGATCTAAATTAGATGTATCTGAAACTAAATATACTAAAACTAGTAAAAGTTATGTTGAACAATACTCAGCTAGAGTAGCTGCAGAACAAGAGAAAGCAAGACAATCTTTAAAAGATGCAATTGTTGATCAAGATGCAGATAAAATTGCTGATGCAAATTCTTTAGTAGCCAAGTTAGCCATTGAAGCAGAAAAAGCTAAAATGACTGCAGTCGAAGAAGATGAAAGAGAAGCAGCTAGGCAAACAGAAATTACTAAAGCTGAAACTCAACAAACTACTCCACCACCTCAAAATCCTACTTATCCAGAACCATCTAGAAAGGCTCAAAATTGGGCTGAAAGTAATGAATGGTTTGGGTCAGATAAGATTATGACAAGTGCTGCGTTTCAAATTCACCAAGATCTTATAGACCAGGGGTTTGACGTAGAGAGTCAGGAGTATTATAATGAAATTGATAAAACAATGAAGGATAATTTCCCTCATAAGTTTAATCGTCAGGAGCCAAAGAAAATCGTTCAAACTGTGGCCTCTGCTCAACGAAACCAAAACGGACGCCGATCAGTGAAACTCACTCGTTCACAAATAGCTATCGCTAAAAAATTAGGGGTGCCACTAGAGGAATACGCAAAATACGTGAAGGAGAATGCAAATGGATAATACTATAAAAAGAACCTCACGCGAGTCAGAAAGCAGAAAAGAAACTATGAAAAAAACTGCTTGGGCTCCACCATCAAGTTTGGATGCACCACCTGCACCGCAGGGATACGCTCATAGATGGATAAGAACATCTGTGACTGGGTTTGAGGATACGGCTAACGTAACTAAAAAACTCAGAGAAGGTTGGGAATTTGTAAGAGCAGATGAGATTCTTTCGAACCCAAGCTTAGGCCAATATCCTGTAATTAAATCAGGTCAATACGATGGATGCATTGGAATTGGAGGCCTTGTGTTGGCAAGGATACCGGAAGAGATTTTAAAATCGCGCGCTGAGTATTTTAATAAAATTACTCAAGACCAAATGACCGCAGTCGATAATGATCTTATGAGGGAGCAACAACCAGGGATGCCAATCAATATTGATAGGCAATCTCGAGTGACCTTTGGCGGTAATTCTAAGAAATAATTTCTTAACGATAACTACCTAAGGCGGCTAATATAAATAAACATAATAGGAGAAAAAACAAATGTCAAACCAATTAGAAAAGTTCGGTCTTAGACCCTACAGAAAACTAGACGGTACACCACTTGTTGGCGCTCAAAACAGATACACTGTTGCAAGTAACTACGGTACTGCAATATTTCAAGGTGACATGGTAATTCCAGTTACTGGTGGAAATATTGAAAGATACCCTGGTAATACTTCGACAGCTGTTGTGGGTGTTTTCAATGGATGTTTTTACACAGATCCTACTACGCAAAAGCCGACCTTCTCAAACTACTACCCAGGTTCAGTTGCAGCAGCTGATATTACAGCTTTCGTTGTTGATGACCCTGACGCAGTATTTTTAGTTGATGCTGATGCAACGTTCGCAAGAGCGGATCTGTTTCAAAACTACTCACTAACAGCAGTTAGTGGAAATACTAAAACTGGAAATTCGGAACAGCAACTTGATGTTTCTGAATCAGGAACTAATGCAACATTTATTGTACAAGCAATAGATATTTCGCAAGACCCTGATAACTCAGATACTAGTTCAGCTAACGCGAATATTTTAGTTAGAATCAACAATCACTTCTACAGAAGTGGCACAGGACTATAATAGGAGAATAAATTATGGCTATATCACGATCACAACTAGTTAAAGAACTAGAGCCAGGATTGAATGCACTATTCGGCCTGGAATACAACAGATACGAAAATCAGCATGCGGAAATTTTCCCTGCTGAGGCGTCTGACAGAGCTTTTGAAGAAGAAGTGATGTTAAGCGGTTTCGGTTCAGCACCAGTTAAACAAGAAGGTGCTGGAGTAGTGTTCGATCAAGCTCAAGAGACTTTTACAGCTAGATACACACACGATACAATCGCATTAGCATTCTCTATTACAGAAGAAGCTATTGAAGACAATCTGTACGACAGACTTGCAGCTAGATATACTAGAGCACTTGCAAGATCTATGTCTAACACAAAACAAGTCAAAGCGGCTGCTGTTTTAAACAATGGACAAATTACTACTGCTATCGGTGGTGATGGTGTGTCTTTGGTTAATGCTGCGCATCCGTTAGCAACTGGTGGAACGTTCTCAAACGTACTAGCTGTTGCTGCTGATTTGAATGAAACATCGCTTGAGCAATCTTTGATTGACATTGCAGGTTTTGTTGACGAAAGAGGACTAAAAGTTGCTCTTAACGGTACTAAAATGATAATTCCAAAAGAATTACAATTTACTGCTGAAAGACTAATGAAATCACCTCAAAGAGTTGGCACTGCTGATAATGATATCAATGCAATGGTTAACATGGGAATGATTCCTGAAGGATACAGAGTTAATAACTTCTTATCTGACACTGATTCATTCTTTATTCTTACTGATACGCCTAACGGATTTAAACATTTCGTTAGATCACCTATCAAAACTGCTATGGAAGGCGACTTCGATACTGGTAACGTAAGATTTAAAGCTAGAGAAAGATACAGCTTCGGTTGGTCTGACCCTAGAGCCGTGTTTGGTAATGGAAACTTACCTACAAGCTAATAATCGTTTAGATTAAATACCTAGCGGTATTACTTAAAAGGGACGGTGTTCACATCGTCCCTTTTTTTATGTATAATACAATAACTGAAATAATTAACATTTGATGTAGACCGATTCAGCGGACGGCCTAGAGACTACATTGGATAAACTAGGAGAATAATATTATGTCAAACACAACTTTTACAGGTCCGGTAACTTCCCTTAATGGATTTATTGGTGGATCTAACGTAAACGCTACTGACACACAACAAGGTGGAAACATTGCTTGGACTGTTTCAAATGCATCAACTGTTACGATTGCATCTGGAACTAGATCTGGTGAAACTTTAGTAGCCACAGTTAACGAAGGCGCAATGATTTATGTTGCAAATGGTTTTTCAAATGTAGCTACTTACGCATTTTCTAACGGAACTACTTGGAAAAGAGTTCAAGATGGTGCAGATATTTCAACGACTGCATAATTAAATTAACGGAGCTCCTTCGGGAGCTCTAAACTAAGGAGAATTTTATGGGATTTAAATCCGATATACAAGCTACAAGATCTACGGCAGGTAACACAGGAACAGCTGTGATTGCACCACCAATTAGATTAAAAGGTATTATTATTGCATCCGATGGTGTGGGAGCCGGTGAATTAGAATTAACTACTACTTCTAATACTGGAGACACATTATTTATTGGTGATGTTCCCTCAGGAGATGTAATTAACTTTTCTTTTCCAGAAGATGGTATTTTATTTCCAAAAGGAATTTTTGTTAAAACAAAAACAAATGTTGCAGCTTATACTTTATTAACTGATAAATACTCAGGACCTAATCTTACTACTACCAACGGCTAATACTCATGCATGGGTATTATGACGATATACTAGGTTTTAAAAAAGGTGGAATGCCACCTAGAAATAAAAAGAATTTCCGTTCCACTAAAAGCGGGGCGGGAATGACTACCGCAGGTGTTGCCGCATATAGAAGAGCTAACCCTGGAAGTAAATTAACTACAGCAGTTACAGAAGATA